TGCACCCTCATCGACAAAAAAACAAGGATAAAAAGCGTGATAAGGACGCTCATTCCGTGAAGAAAGGCAATCAATGGCACTTTGGATATAAGGCTCATATCGGAGTAGATAAGGACAGCGGACTTGTACATAATCTGAAAGTAACAGGTGCTAATGAACACGATGTAACAGCAACGCCTGATCTTATGCATGGAGAAGAGGAAGAATTATACGGTGACAGTGGATATATCGGTGCGGAGAAGCGAGAGAATGCAGTTGTCATAAACAAAAACGGTCAAAAAATCAAATACAAGATAAACAGAAAACCATCATCAATGAAAAAGCTTTCAAAAAGCGGACAGTATGCAGCAAAGAAAGCAGAGCATAAAAAATCATCGGTCAGAGCAAAGGTCGAACACGTTTTTGCAGTCGTGAAGCGACTGTTTGGGTATCGGAAAACACGATACCGAGGTCTGCGAAAACAGACCGCCAAACTGAATATTATGTTTGCCCCGGCAAACCTTTATCCGGCTGACAGAAAATCTCTGACGGCTTGATAAAGTGCGCCTGCAAGCAGATTTACAGAGGCAGTATGCCTGTTACAGAGCTTTATGCGTTTAACTTGATTTATGAGAATTTATTGGCGGCATTGTACGGTGTTGCCTTAGAATTTGCTGATTCATTAAATTATGACTTTAATAATCTTGTAAAACAAGTTGGATCACATCTTAATACACAGGATAAGACCGTTATATACAGTGAAATCAGCAATTTGATTTCTCCAGAAAGATATATGCACTCTGTTAGCGATATAATTGGAGGACTTACCCAAAACAGTTGTATCGGTGGATTTGGACACAATATAAATTATTGGAATGATTCTACCAAGCTTCCAAAAGAAGCTTTTGCGCACTTTTTTGAAGCAACTGCAAGGAATGATACTGAAAAACTTGCGGTAATACAAGCTTTATTTCCAAATTCATATCAATTATTTTTATCTTACTTATGAGGTGTTGTTACAAATGACAGATTTAAGAAAAGCGCTTGGTCTCCCCCCTGATACTCGTTCTGATGAGGAGAAAAGGACGTGCGATTTGTATATAAATAAGCTCAAGGAGTATAAAGCTCATTTCAATGAAGATTTTACTACAGAAGGCTTATATATGTCATTTGAAGAAATCATATGTAATATCGACAAATGTATCAAGTATAACCGAAAATGGGAAGGCTTTATCGTTCCCGAACTTGAAGAAGATGCACTGATATGAACTACCGCTCCTTTGGGGACGGTATAATTTTGCCTAAAAAGCCCTTAAAACTACAACGATGCCATATATTCGGCGGTGAGATCTCTTGCCGACAAGGGCATTACCCGTGCGGAATATCCAAGCGGCAGGCGGGATAACGCCGATGTATGCGTAAGGCGTGCGGTACTTTCTTCGGTAAACAAGTCCTGCTGTGATATACAGCTTGACCTTGCAAAAGAGATTGGCAGCCGTTATGTTGAGGTTTCTTCTCACTTCGGCGCACGTCCCTCCCACGCCCAGTGGCAGGGTCAGATATACAGTCTTGTGCGTGGCGACCCCAAGTATCCGTATTTTTACGATGCTACGGGCTACGGAACGGGAGAGGGACTGGGCGGCTGGAACTGCCGACACAACTTTTTCCCGTACTTTGAGGGCATTGACACGCCCTATCACACGCCCGATTTCACCAAGAACGAGAACGACGAATATTATGCCCTTACGCAAAAGCAGCGTGGCTATGAACGTGCTGTGCGTGATTCCAAGCGACAGCTTGCGGCTCTTGACGGTGCAAGGCAGTCGGCGGAGAATCCTCAGCTCAGAGCAATGCTTGACAGAGAGTTTGCTCAGCATTCCGTTACACTTAAAAACCGTGAAGCACGGCTTGATGCGTTTATCCGTGACAATGACCTGCAAAGGGATAACTCCCGTGTTCGGGTCGTGGGGTTCGGAAAGAGTGTTTCGCAGAGGGCTGTTTGGGCTGATAAAAGGCGACCGGTCACACTTCATTCTGATTTGTACCATAATACTGAGTTCAAACCTAAAGAGTATTTTGAAAGCAAGGAATACAAAAATAAATTCAGGCAATTTGACTCGGATTTTTTCAGCGTTTTAGCCCGTGATTCCGTATATGTTTCGGCAAGAGAGGCTGTTCTGAATAACTATGGTCATATGTCAGAGGAAGTTTCAGTAATAAGCAACATATCCGGAGTAATAAAGGACAGGCAGTACAGCAACGGATTGTCCGTAAGTTTTGCCATTCCACAGGGCAAAAATGGGGCATATACCGTTGTTCATAATCACCCCAATAATGCACCTCTGAGTATAGAGGATATTGTAACGGCAAGCGAATGCCCAAGTATAAGAACTATGATGGCAGCTTCCCACGATGGCAAGATATATTGGCTGCAAATCGGTGACGGTAAAAGGCTTGATGTTACAAACGAAATGCTTAGGAAAAAAACAAATGAAGCGCTTGAATTAAAAAACCTCTGGGCAAGACTTATTTCTAACAACGGCGGAGATTTTTACGCTGCTTTAAGCAAGCTTGCTGAATCTTATAACTGGAAAGTTGGTGTAGTTTAATGGAAAGAAATTATCACGTTACACTTGACGACGCAGCGCCCTTGCCAACCGAAGATGATATGAAAGCATTTGCGGAGAAAATCGGAATTACATACGATGAATATGTTGATGCGTTGGATAACGGAATCTTCAAAACTGCTGATGTCTTGGCGTATGTAAAGGAAAAATGTTATCATGTTATGATTGATGACGGCGCACCTCTTCTTCCAGTTACAGAGGAAGAGTTGAGAGCAGATGCTAAAAAGTTAGGTATTTCATATGAGGATTATTTATCTGCATTAGATAACCATATTCCTTATAACGAGATATATGAGTATGTAAAAAAATTGCATAAATGAGCACCTTGCACCGACAGGGTGCTTTAATTTTGCCTAAAAAGCCCTTAAACCAATGTTTAAGGCGCTTTTTTTATACCCAAAACCAATTTTTAAAGGAGGAATTTCCATGAAGAAGGAAGAACTTACAGCTCTCGGAATGACCGATGAGCAGGCGGAAAAGGTGCTGGATATGCAGATACCATTAAATCGTCCAATGAGGAAATGCTTAAACAGCTTGACGCAAATACCCAAAAGCTGGAAAGCGGTTTTGAAAAGCTTGACCACCAGTATAATACGGGAATCATAGCTACCGAACAAGAGCTGTACGAAAAGAAAAAGGCACTGCTTGACAAATACGGTTCCGAGACCTACAAGGATCACTGGAAATTTTATGAAGAGATATACGGCTGCGAAAAGGACTTTGCGGAAGCAAGCAAGAAGCTTGAGGAAGAAAAGCTGAAAGAGACAGCCAAAACCACGTCCGAGATAAATAAAAAGATCCGGGAGGGCATGGAGAAAAACCTGAAGGATACCAAGGACGGTCTGAAAAAGCAGCTTTCGGTTACCAAAAGCAGCTTGTCAAGCATCATCTCCGAATACAGCAAGGCAATGAGTGACCTTAAATCCAACATTTCGGGTTATAAAAACAAGCTGCTGTCCGTGGGTGATATCTTCTCTGTTGACGAAACCGAAAAGAACGGTCAAAAGGTCAAAACCTATACTATCGCAAACATCGACAAGCAAATGAATGAGATGGAAAAATATCACAGCTATGTGATGAAGCTCAAAGCCAATGGTGCATCTCAGGGACTTATCGAGGAGCTTACAAGCCTTGATTTCGAGGACGGCGCATAGTTCGGCAAGTATCTTTCAGGGCTTTCCGACAAGGAATTTGCCAAGATAAACAACTACTATAAAAAGCGTGACGATCTTGCCGATGAGCTTTCCAAGGATATGTATAAAGGGGAAGCCGAAAAGCTCAATTCCGTGCTTATGGAATGTGTTAACACTGCCCTTAACAGCCTGCCTGCTGCGGCTCAGACCGCAGGAAGCGCAATGCTCAGCGGTATTATGGAAGGCATAGGCAATTCAGATGACCTGACCGAAAGAATGACCACATTTACCGACAGCTTTGCAGAGGTGTTTGAGTCCGCTGTTGATGATATGGACCTTAATAAGAGCTTTTCCATTGCCCTTGGCGGCATAGATGCACACGCCGAAGGTCAGGAGCTTGGCAGGCAGCTCATGAACGGATTTGACGAGGAGCTGAAAAAGCACCGAAGCGAAATATCCGTTTCACAGACTTCATCGGCAGAAAACCTTGCGTCCGATACGTCTGCCAAAAACGCCGGAACAAAGACCTCCGGCAGCAGTAAAAATGACAATATCACCATTGACACCACAAACAATATTACCGTGCAGATCGACAGCGAAACGATATCACGGTCAACAGAACACAGCCGCAAAACTAAGGAAAGGAGAACAGGCTGATGATTTTCAGGATTGGAAATATAAATGTACTGCCGTGGCTGGAAACCTACAATATACAGCTCGAACCGCAGTACGGCAATGACGCTTTTACCTGCATAAACGGTGACAGTGTAAATGACTACAAGGGCGATAAGGTGTCGGTAAGCTTCTCCCTGCGGCGTGTGCCGTCCGATACGGCAGCGCTTATATCTGCTGCTCTGGGCGGCAGCTCCGTGTCCTGTACGGTATCCGCTCCCACCGATATAACGACATCATTTTCAAAAACATCATACCGTGCAGAGCCGTATGATAAGGGACAGAAATGGCATTTTGATGTAACTGTGCAGTCGCTCGGGGTCATAAACTCGGGCGACAGTCTTTAGCTATACCTTGACTGTCGGAGGTATAGATGTGCCTCACTTTGCTGACGTACAGATAAAATACGATGTGGACGGCTACGGGATTTCGGGCGTTATCACTCCGCAGCTGTCCTTTTCTGTACCTGCCTTCGATTATGATGATACGTCCGAACTTTTCCCCACAGGTGCGCAGGTCATACTTACCTGCTCAAATGGTATGGATATACCACGGTTTTACGTATCTTCCCGCTCATACAGCAACGCAAAGCTCAATTTCACCTGCTATGACAGGTCATATGCCACAGATCGTGACATTGCTATGCCCGATGATCTGTACGACATCAGCGGATATGCTTCCATATCTGATGTTATGGACAAGATCATGGCGATATGCGGATACAACGGCTACTCCGACAGCACAGGCATTATCGGAACAGTTATCACCAAGGCTAAAAAGGACACTATCAGCGGTAAGACCTGCCGCAATATACTTGATGACCTGTCCCGTGCCTGCTGCGGTGTATGGCTTCTGCAAAATGACACAGGCACTGCCGATGTGCGTGGCACTCTTACTCTTATTCCCGTTGACAGCGGTATGGGAGCGGTATTTACGGCGGAAAAGTATTCCGATGTTTATATCGGCGGCACAAAAACATTCCGCAAGTTTATACTTACAAGCGGCAGCGAACGCTACACAGCCGGAGCTTCCGAAACTGCTTACGGTACTGTTGAGATTGAAACGCCATTTGCTTCCGCAGCTCTTGCGGGTGCGCTGTATAACAGGCTCAAGGACTATACCTATAAATCGTGGAGCTGCAATAAGATGCTTGCGTCCATAGGTCAGCTTGCGATAATACCGTCACCCTCATCGCTTATAACCTTTGGCACAAAACAAAATCTGTATGTAAACAACTGCACGGTATCGCTCACATCAACAGGCATATATGCTTCCGTTGGTCGCAATGACGCAGATGAGGACGAGCTGGCATATCACAATCGCACAGAGCGTGAGATCGCAATGCGTGTGCGCATCGGTGCGCTGATGGGCAACACCGTTATCACCGAAAAAGGCGCTGCACTGGTTGTCAAAGATGAGGTAAACAACAAGACCGTAAATTACGGCTTTGAGATGGACGAAAGCGGCGTTGCCACATTCGAGGGTGCGATCATTGACACTATCCTTCCTACCTGCAAGCGCACTGCCACAACCGATGGCATAGCTCTCATTGCCGATTATGGCGGCAAAAAGCTGAAATATTCCTACAGCGAAGATGCAGATGGAAACATCAATCTCATGAGAGACGAGGTGAATGACGATGGATGATATGATGTGGTTCCTGCTGGGGCTGATGAAAGGTAAGGGCGGAAAGGTCAAGCCGCTGAGTGTCACAGAAAACGGCACATACAATGTCTCAGATGTTGAAAAGGCTGAGGGGTACACGGGATATTGCCCTGTGACTGTTGATGTCAAAACAACGGCTGTGATACAACCGCTGTCCGTATCAGAACCGGGTGTATATAATGCGTCCGACTATGGCTGTGACGGGTTTGATCCCGTGAACGTATCCGACAAATACAAGAAACTGTATGAGTATGCGACGGGTGGTGGAAGCGATAACACGACGGACGACGGACAGAATGTACCAAACTCATTGGGTTCGGGCGATACCGAAAATACAAACGAATACCTCGACCTGTCATCGGGCGAGTTTGACACCGTTACAAATTCGGGAAATTCGTTACAAATCAGTATATATTTCGATGAAACCCCACACCCAACGCAAGCGAAATACTGGTCGTTAGCCCCTATGTGGAAAGCTGTCAATCTATCTAATGGTGAAATATCGACGGGACGTGCATTTTCTACAGACATTGGCTGGAATGAAGCAACCACAAAAAAACCGTTTTATAGAATAAAAAGTATTGAGTACGACATTTCAATAACAAAGGTTCACATCGATTTAACGCGATATTGGGAAAGCGGCACAGAACGTGATACATGGTCAAACACGTTAACGTTCGACCACAATTCGTATGGTGTGGGGCAGTTTACAGATAGTTGGTTCATTTCATCATCTCAGTAAATGAGGTGCGACCATGGGCACGGGTACGCAGCGCCAAGCGCAGTATCACTTTGTCCTTCCATTGCGACGGAGCTGTGCAAGGCAGAAAAGGCGTTTTATGAGACTTTTAAAACCTGAAAGAGAGTGAATTTTTTATGTCTATCAGTACAAGAGAAGCAATCGTTACGCTTAGCGGCGTGACAACCGTAACATTTGACCGCAGATATCCATATTTTGCGGTAAGAAACGATAGCAGCGCACCTGTGTACATTTCTACAGTAAATGCGAATTGCACAGCAGGTGCTGACGGCGTTGTTGCTGTGCCAAAAGACGGCAGCGTAGTCATTGCAAATTGCGGTGATATTTTCGGTGATGGCACACTGTACCTCAACGGCAGCGGAGCTGTTACTATTATGGGACAGTATGACGGTGGCAACCGTTTTAGGGCAGCCAAGAAGGGAGGTGATGGCGGATTGAAAACAGGCGGTTTAACGTTGCACGGACAGGTCCTGCCGATTTATGCGGTGGGAAAAGCTGTTGATATTGCAGATACGGAGGTTATAGGATAATGGGAAAGCTTTACAAATATCAGCCTACGCTGGGTATGTCGAAAGATGACAGGACACAGGCTAACTACACTGCCAAAATTATTGCATGGTTACATTCTGTGGAAGATTTGCTGACGACTGTCGCTGACATCACATATACTGAGACAGGCTGCACACTGACGCCGAAGTTTGCCAATATCAACGACAAGGTTATTGCTATTGAGGTGAGCAGTAGTAGTCAGTACATAGTGTCAACCAAGACAGGCAATCAGTCTCCTGCTTGGCAGTCACATAGTGTCGCACTGAGCGGCGACCCATATTTGTATATCATCTCTGATACAGATATGGTTGGACTGGGTTTTGGCACGACCCCTTGGTGTTGCAGCATTCATTCTGCCACCAAATTCGACGGCACCGAGTGTGGCGTTGAAGTTGATACATCTAGTACAGGTTTTATTTGGTTTGTCGGAAACGGGATTATCAATGGCAATCTCTCCTACTATGGAGCTGACGCAGTGGCGACAACTGCATCGTACTGCATTAAGCCGTTTACATTCGCAGCTTCCGGTTTAATCCAAAGCCACGTTATGCACGCTGATGGCGGAATGGAAAAACCCGTCCGCGGCAGCATCTTCACAATCGGTGACGATACGTACGTTAGTATGTTTGGCAATTTCGTTCTGAAGGTGTAAATATAAAATAAAAAGGAGAAATAATTATGAACTGGAAGTCAAAACTTACATGCCGCAAATGGTGGGCAGCAATCACAGGCGTTATCGTTTCTGTTATGGTGCTTTTCAATGTTGACAGTCAGCAGTCGGAACGCATCACAGCGCTTATTACGGCAGTATCATCAGCTGTGGCATATACCATTGCTGAGGGATTTGTGGACGCTGCAGCCGTTGATAAAAACAGAGAGGATGAGGATAATGACGATGAATGAGTTTGAAATCAAGGAAGCTGTAAAAGCCTTTGCATATGGCTTTTCTGCAGAACGTGTTGCCGAGGAATGTGATATCCCTGTGGAAAAGGCTCGTGCTATACAGCAGGAACATTCCGCTGAGATAATCGAAAGGAGAAAAGCAAGCTATGAGTAATGCGGTTTACAGGCTCATTGATCTGTCTAAGTGGAATGGCAAAGTCGATTTTAACCGTGTGCGCTGTGCAGGCATTGACGGCGTTATTATCCGCACAGGGTTCGGCGTGGCAAATCCCCGCCAGATTGACCGAAGATTTGAGGAATATTACTCCTGGGCAAAGGCTGCAGGGCTTTATGTTGGCGCATATCATTACAGCTATGCCAAAACAGCAGCGGAAGCTTCTGCCGAAGCGGAGTTTATGCTGAAGATACTTAAAGGAAAGTCATTTGAACTGCCTGTTTACGGCGATTTTGAGGAACAGGGAAGAATTTCAAAGTCTGTATGCACAGCCATGTTCAGAGCATTCTGCGACAGGCTGGAAGATGCAGGCGCTTGGGCAGGCATTTACAGTTATGATACTTTCTTCAGGGACAAACTCACATCTGATGTGCCCAAAAGATACACCGTGTGGTCCGCAAGGGTAGAAAACATTTTCCCCAAATGCGTATCAGATGTAGGCATTTGGCAGCACTCGTGGAAGGGCAGGGTAAGCGGTGTGTCGGGTGACGTTGACCTTGATTATTGTTTCAAGGACTTTCCTGCACTGATCAAACGCACAGGTCTTAACCGTTTCTGATACATAATATTTTAATTTAAAACGAAGTGAAAACGGCGTGCCTGATGGTGCGCCGTTTGTGTTTAGGAGGACTTATAATGAGATCATTTATTCCGTGGATAGGCGGCAAAAGCGCCCTGTCCAAGACTATTACCGACATTTTTCCTGATAACGTCGGACGGTACATTGAGGTGTTCGGCGGAGGCGGTTCAATTCTTTTTGCATCAGATCACCACGCAGCATTGGAAGTGTATAACGATGCAAACAGCGATCTTGTGCGTCTGTTCCGCTGCATTAAGTATCACCCCGATGAGCTTTCAAAGGAAATACAGTACTATTTAAATTCCCGTGAGGTGTTCAACGATTGTCGCAGAAAGCTTGAGAGCAATGGAGATTACACAGATATACAACGTGCGGCTATGTTTTATATTTGCATCAAAATCAGCTATGGAGCTAAGATGACAAGTTTCGGGTGCATCAAGAAAAGATTATCGTCGGACAGATTTTCCGAAGTTTCTCAGCGGCTTAATGGAGTAGTTATTGAAAATAAAGACTTCGAGGATCTGATACGTCAATATGACAGGACCGATGCGCTGTTTTATTGCGATCCGCCATATCATACAACAGAAAAGCTGTACACGGCAGTATTTAATGAAGATGACCATTACCGTTTAAAATCCGTTTTAAACGGTTTAAAAGGGCGCTTTATACTCTCTTATAACGATGATGATTTTGTCAGAGATCTCTATTCTGATTTCAAGATATGTTCGTTGGAACGTCAGAACAATTTAAGCTCAGGAACATTTAAGGAACTGCTGATCACAAACTTCTGATATTTTTTTTAGAGCATAAATAACGGATACTGTTATTTGTACTATAACAAAAGTAGCGGAGGTGTTTCAAATGGTTAAACTCAATCTTTCCAAGCTCCTGGCTGACCGTGGTATGACGCAGTCAGAGCTTGCTCACATTACGGGCATAAGACCCTCTACGATATGTGATATCTATAATAATAACTGCACTTTTATTAAGCTTGATAATATTGATAAAATATGCTCAGCTTTAGAATGCGATATCTCCGAGCTAATGTGTATAAAGTAAACTGGCAGTAATTTTCCATTAACAAATATAAGTTTTACATTGATAGAAAAATCCCCTTTAAAATGTACCCAAAAGTCATTTTAAAGGGGATTTTTTGCGTTTTGCGTGACAATTTTTTGCGTTTTGCGTGGCAAGCTACGCTGTGGATAGCAGTAACCTTTTCGTTCAATGTCGATATTATATATCATTTTATCTTTATCTGCTTGTTTTATTTTGTCCTTGAATAGTTCCTGCAACGCACTGTAGTAATCAAATACTCTGTTCGATTTAAGCATAATTATTTCAAACAGCTTATCCATTATTTCATCGACTATAACGGATAACTTTGCTTTGTCATCAAAGTCGGAAGAAGCATAACTTAGATGAGGTTTATCTGATGGCTTAACTGCAAGTTTATCATAATCAGCATTGTCAATTTGTATCCACAGTACCGGAATTCCTCTGATCAACGCAAATCTTAGTTCCTTTTGTATCCACTTCGAATCTATTGACTTAGGTGTATGAAGGAAAATAAATGCATCACTCTTAATCAAAGATTCATCTATTTCCTTTTGTGCTTCATGCCCTACTTCGACCGATGTGATATCTCTAAACAATTTGCTGTGATTAATTTGGATTTTCAGTGCATCGCAGAGGTTGGCTGCTATGGTTTCCCCGTCTATTCGCTTATGACTAATAAAAATCATCCCATCTTCTTTATAGATAGTTGGCATGACTTCTGATATCAATTTTCTGGCAAAGCCTTGTGCGATAACAGACATATGATCATACGTAAGGCCTCTACATCTAAGCTGCTCACAAATATCAAAACTCTGTTTTGAGGTTATTATGTTTGCGGGTATTCTGTTGTCTATATCCAAGGCAACGGGATATATAGATGTCCCAATCTGTTTAAGCTTGTCCAGCAAATCATTTGTGGCCTTATCAAGTGTATAATTCACGTCATTAAAAATCAGCACAATATCATTTACACATATTTCACTCATATATTTGACTGAGTTTGTTATTACGGCATGAATAATATCGTATTTATCAAACTGATCTCTAAGTGCTGTTACAAATGGTTGTATTTTGTCTGGATTCTCCATAGTCAACGTAGGATTTATAATATATATCTTCACTTTCTCACTTCCTAAAAAATGCAGAGCAGATAATTTCATTATATACTTATGCTGCTCATTTTCCCATAGACTTTGCAGCCATTTCTACCCAGGATGCTAAATTCTCATAACCATTATCTGCTATATAATCATGTATGGCATAACATACATCATCAAAATAAACTGGCATATTGTTTCTCCATCCGATTATCGTACGGACATTTCCCCTTTTCGATGTCATACCCGTATTAGCATCTTTTATTTGTGAAATATGTATTCCAAGTATAGCATTTCCACGATCAATACTTTTCATTATCTCATACTGTACATATTCACGTTCAAGGGTTTCCTCTCCTATAAGAACAACAGTTACAGATGTTCCTAACATTTGAGAGTCTATCCATCTTTTTATTGCAGCATCTCCTTTTCTCTTAACTTCTTCAAACTCTGCCTTGTCAACAATTCCTGAAATCTTCTGTCCGCCTTTGGTTACCCATTGGTTTCTGACCACCATTGCTCTCATTATATCTTTGCCGTAGTGAAAACTATAAAATACATTTCTCATTTTATTTACCTCCATTATTATTTATATTATCAACACTTTATATTCCGACATTCAGCCCTGCTTTTTCCGTTACCTCTTTACTTAACAATAGCAAATTCTAACGCAAGGCATGAAAAAGCCAGAAAAAAATAAAAGCAAAATTCTGTAGCAGAAAAGAAGCAAAAAAGGAAAGAGTTTTTCTGGCTGCCAAACTCTGCTTTTGTTGCACTCATTGAGAAATCAATGTCTTTATCGCTCAGCCCACATACCTTTACATAAAGGGACCTATAAAGTCTTTCCTGCAGCAAATAATATGAATCCAGTCCCCAAAATATCATTATAGGTACACAAGCAATCCGAAATAAAGAAGCTTCTGATTTACTTCCTGCCAATGCTAAAAGTCCGGCAACTAATGTAACTGTCCACCCTTTTAGGATAAATGAATTACTTGCCATTCTGTTGATTACTCCCTGTATCATCTCAAGATGTTTTATTTTCTTTTCTTCCAAAAGAACCACCTTCCGCAGATCTCAGTTCTTTGTTACTGTGGAGCCTTGTTATCCAAAGCTTCCTCAATTAAATCCTCTATATTGTTTGAGATATCGTCATAAACGTATTGACTTGTCGAATATTTTGAATCAAAACATTTGACATAACCGGATAAGCGTTTACCGTCATTAGTCAATACCGAAAAGAATGGATTTGATCCTTTACTCGTTTGCTCTCCATTCTCATCTTTAAGCTTATGTATATAAATACCTACAATACCTTTGTTAAGCTCATAAGCCTTTTGAATTTCATACTTGACCCATTTGCGTGTAGATGTAGTTTTTCCGATCAAAACCACTAAACACGATCTCATTGCCATTTGCTCGTCGATCCATTTTTCTATATCCTCATCGTTCTTCTCCTTAACTTCTTCCCAATCATTATCTGAAAATGTGGAAGAGTTAGATACCTTTCCCATGTTTCGAACTTGTCCCGCTCTCCATGCATCTTTTCCAAATTCAAAGCTAAAAAACACCTGGCGTTTTGACATGACATACTATTCCTCCTGCTTTATTTTCATAATAATACTGTGAACTGCCATAATCATAACAGCCTCCTTCAAAGCAATCCACTATTAAACTTATATTTTGCTGATCAACTTTACTGAATCAGCTTAATTTAATAGACTGATGCGAAATGCCAAATGTAACATTACTTTTGTACAAATTGTACATTTAAACAATTATATAGACAAAATTATGTATAAAAAGCCAAAGCCACATATGACATATTAAAAGTCATATGTGGCTTGAATCATTATTTATTCAATGCTATTATTATGATATCATTTCATTAAAATGCCCGTCAACTATATTAACTCAGCCTAAATTTATAAATCACATAATGTCATATCACAGTGCTTTATGAAACGCAGCAAATACTGTTTATCCCATATTAAACTTCGCCGCCCCCGAAATCTCTTTCAAGGGCGGCTTTGTTTTTACAGCCTGTTTACTATAATTCCTGTACTGAATTATAAGTATTTTTTTACTTCTTTCTTAAACATAGTCCTGCCCTTTCCGGCTTTTAAATCATTCCAAGTTGCCCAACCATAGTCTTCACCATAGTACTCATTCCAAAGCTGGTCGGAATTTTCTGCCCAAAGCCCAACACTATGCCAATTAACAAAGAATCTTCCATCTTCTGAAATATAGATATATATTTCACAATAATCCAAAGCACCAACCCCAAGTATTTTTTGACCATATAATTCATCAACACGTTTTTCAAGCTCTAAATCCCTACGCCCTGCGCATATCGACCATTGAGTTGAACTCTCGTTATATGAAACGCCATCTTTAGTATAAGGGAATTCAACCTTATCACATATCGCCAAATCGCCAAATTCTTCAAGAAATTTTCTTGCAGCAGGAAACAGTTCACTGCCAATTTTGGCATATTCCTCTTCAAATTTTGTAAGGTCAATTTTTCTTTCCTCATACCATCCAGCTTTTCTAAGTTGTTGTTTTGCTATATCAATTAACATTTTACTCTTCTCCTGACTTTAATAATTCACTAAAGGTTTTTTTGCAGTTTTCACACGGAGACCAGTTACGGTCCGTTTTTATATCGATACATTTGAATGAAATATTGTCCCAAACTGCACCATTCATTATTGCCTGACGTACACTCCAAATCTCTGCACAGTTTTCTACTCGCCAAGTCTTTTGATAACTTGGTTTTTCTAATTCACTTTTACCAAATAAATCTGTGTATCTATTGTCTTCCCGTAAACGGTAGATCTTCCGGCTTATATCCTTTACTAAACGTTTTGCCGTCAACCTGTACACCGTTCATTCCGTTGCCATACGGTACTTTCAGAGTTTCCGGATTCACCTTAAATATTTACCCATATCAAACTTCGCCGCCCCCGAAATCTCTTTCAAGGGCGGCTTTGTTTTTCAGCCTGTTTTCT